GTTTGACGCGGACAAGACTTCGCGTGGCGAGTGGGAGCAGCAGTATTCCAAGGGCCTTGAACTGTTGGGCTTCAAGTATGAGGAACGCACCAAGCCGTTCAAGGGTGCGGCGGGTGTTGCGCATCCAATGCTGTCGGAAGCGGTGGTGCAGTTCCAAGCGCAGGCATACAAAGAATTGCTGCCAGCTTCAGGTCCTGTGCGCACGGCCGTGATGGGCAAGGAAACGGTTGATAAGTTGCAGCAGGCCGAGCGTGTGCAGGACTTCATGAACTACCAGATCACAAATGTGATGGAGGAATACACGCCGGAGTTTGATCAGGCGCTGTTTTACCTTGGATATGGTGGTTCAATCTTCAAAAAGGTCTATTACGACTACCATTTGGAGCGGATGGTCAGCAAACTGGTGCTGCCGGACGACCTTTACATCCCGTATAACGGCTCGAGTGTGATGAGCCAGTGTTCGCGGATCACGCACCGCATTGCAATGAGCGAGAACGACTACCGTCGGAAGGTTTATGCGGGGGAATATCTTGATTTAGAGTTGTCACCGAGTCCCCAACCGGCCATTCCGGACCAGATAGGGGAAAGAATTGACAGAATTTCGGGGATTTTGCCTTCCAGCGAGTCCGAAGAGCTCTTTTTCCTTGAATTTCAGGTTGAGTTGGAGCTTCCGGGGTTTGAGGACCGTGATGAAGACGGCAATGACACCGGAATCAAGCTGCCTTATGTGGTTACGATCGAAGAATCGCAGTCAAAAGTGGTGTCAATTCGTCGAAACTGGGCGGAAGACGACAAAAAGAAACAAAAAGCGCAGTATTTTGTGCATTATGTGTTCATTGAGGGCTTGGGCGCGTATGGATTGGGCCTTGTTCACCTGATTGGTGGCCTTTCGCGCACCGCGACGAGTGCTTTGCGGCAGTTGATTGATGCCGGAACGCTGGCAAACCTGCCGGCGGGGTTCAAAGCCAAGGGTGCGCGGATTATGAACGACGACGTGCCGTTGCAGCCGGGTGAATGGCGCGACATGGACACGGGCGGGGCGGAACTGACGAGTCAGATGCTGCCTTTGCCGTATAAAGAGCCGAGCCAGACGCTGTTTCAGTTGCTGGGGTTCTGTGTGGAGGCTGGTCAGCGGTTGGCGAACACTGCCGACATGCAAGTGGGCGACGGCAACCAATACGCTGCTGTAGGCACTACGATCGCGCTGCTGGAGCGCGGCTCGATGGTGATGTCATCCATCCATCGCCGGCTGCACTACGCTCAAAGGCTTGAATTCAAGCTTCTGGCAACGGGTTTTGCGCAGTATTTGCCTGACGAGTATCCGTATGACGTTCCCGGGGCTTCCAGAACGATCAAAAAGGCGGATTTCAACAATATGGTGGCGGTGCTGCCGGTAGCGGACCCCAACATCTTCTCGACCTCGCAGCGCGTAACGCTGGCGCAGACGCAATTGCAATTGGCGCAGAGTGCACCGCAGTTGCACAACCTGTATGAGGCGTTCTACCGAATGTATTCAGCGATGAACATCCGGGACATTGATGGGATTTTGCGGCCGCAGAACATCAGCAAGCCGAAGGACCCGGCAACAGAGAATGGCGACGTTTTGAATGGCATGGATTTGAAGGCATTCCCCGGCCAGCACCACGATGCACATATTGTGTCGCATTTGCTGCAAGGCATGTCGCCGACGTTGCAAAGCAACCCGGGCGCGGTCCCGACACTGCAGGGGCACATTCTGGAGCATGTCCGGTTGCAATCCGAAGAACTGGTCGAAGCCGAATTGTTCAAACAGTATGGCACTGACCCCGACAGGATGGTGTCTTCGCTGCAGAAGGAGGCGATGATTGCCTTGGCCATTGCGAAGAAACTGCAAGAGATCAAAGAAATGCAGCAGCAGTTGTCGGGTGATGCCAATCAGACTGATCCGTTGGTCGAGGTCAAGAAAATGGAGATCGATTCTGTTGCGAAGCGCGATGCGGCCCGATTGAAATTGGATCAACAGGAAATGCAACAGGACGGAGCACTGGATCAGCAGAAGATCGCCTCGCAAGAGAAGATCGCTATGCTGCGCACAAATCAGTCATTCAAAGGAGGCGCAAATGCCGCTCAAAACAGGAAGCAGTAGGAAGGCCGTCAGTTCCAACATCAAGGAACTGGTGGATACGTATAAGTCCAAGGGTCGGATTGGGACAAGTCAGCCGGCGAACAAAAACTCAGCGATAAAACAAGCGATCGCTATCTCAATGAACAAGGCCGGATTGAGTAAAATGAGTAAGGGTGGAGAATCAAGAAGTGCGGCCATGGCCGAGGGTCGTCGTGGGTTTCAGAGTTCACCGCCGGAAAAAACGGGGGTTTCTGTAACCACACGTAAGCAGGTATCGGCGATCCGCAAGAAGGGTGGGACGGTAACTTACAAGCGTGACGGTAAGCTGCCTGTAGGCGTGTATTGATTTAGAGTTTTTGGCCGACAAACGGGGGCCTTTTCCCGTTTGCTAATACATGGAATTGACCATGCTTGAGTTTGCAGAGAAGTTACTGCGACAAATACGTCAGCTACAAGCTGACGCACAGCACATTATTGTTTCGGGCTCCATTAAAGATATGGAGCAATACCGGCATATGATGGGCAGACTTGAGGGCCTCCGATTTGCTGAGCAGGCAATAACTGATTCACTCAGCAAAAACCCGCACGATGATTAAACAACAGGAGGCTTCATGAGTGTCGCAATAGAGGAGAAACCCATGACCGCGCTTGAGCGGAAATGGGCCGAGGAGGCGGTATCGCGTCAACCCACGTTGGATGACGCATACAAGAATGATGGAGAGGTTTTAGACCCAAACGCGGTTCCGGCATCAGTCCTTGAACACCTTCCGATTCCCACTGGCTGGCGCATTTTGGTGTTGCCATACCGTGGTCCGGATAAAACCAAGGGTGGTATCGCACTGGCAGACCAGACCCGCACCCTAAATCAGCTGACCACTTCATGTGGCTATGTGCTGAAACTAGGGGAGTTGGCGTATGCAGACACGGCCAAGTTTCCAACTGGCCCGTGGTGCAAACAAGGGGATTGGGTGATTTTTGCCCGATATGGCGGTTCGCGGTTGAATATCGACGGTGGGGAGATTCGCATGTTAAACGATGACGAAATCCTTGGCCGGGTAAACGACCCCGAAGACATTCTGCACATGTGAGGATATTATGACTGAAGACAACACGACGGTTGACCATGGAGAGCCTAGTATTGAGCTCGATTTGGGTGAAAATCCTAAATCCATTACGGTAAGTTTGGGCGACACGCAAACAACCCAAACGGAAGATTCACGGCCAGCGGTTGTTCAAGAACCGCGAACAAAGCCGGAGGGTGAACAAAACGAGCTTGGGCAATACAGCGAAAAAGTCCAGAAACGGATTGATCGCCTGACTGCCAAGCTTCGTGAGACGGAACGGCGGGAGGTGGCTGCACTGGAATATGCCCGGAATGTTCAGGGGCAGGCCCAGCAGTTTGAACAACGCCTGCATCAAACGGATACGGGCCGGCTCTCAGAAGCCAAAACCCGGGCTGAAACTCAGGCGATGACCCTGAAACAGATTATCCGAAAGGCGCGGGAAGAAGGGGATATTGACACGGAGACAGAGGCACTGGAACGCCTGACCGGCCTGCAGATGGAGCAGCGCCAGATTGCGGAACAGGCTTATCACCGGGCCAATTACCAACCGCAAATTCAAACGCCGCCACCGTATGTTGCTCCCCAGCAACAGAAACAGGCGGACCCTCGCGCCGAGGAATGGGCAGAACAAAACGAGTGGTTTGGCAAAAACACCGTTATGACCCATACTGCTTGGGGTATTCATCGTCAGTTGATTGAGTCCGAAGGATTTGACACCCAGACAGATGAATATTATGATGAACTTAATCGGCGAATCCGTGATGCCTTTCCAAAGGAGTTTCAAAACTCTCGGGAAGAGCAAACCGAACAACCGAGAACTTCCAGAGCGCAACGCCCCGTGCAAGCAGTTGCGCCTGCAAACCGGTCCTCCGGTGTCAATAGTGCACGCCGCTCCGTCCGGTTATCACCGAGTCAGGTAGCGATTGCTCGCAAATTAAATGTTCCTCTCGAGGAATATGCTAAATACGTGAAGGATTAAATCATGGATGAAACTATTAAGATTGATCGCAGCCCCCGTAGCGGAAAAGACCGCGAGGCTACTGCGCGTAGGCGTCCGTGGGCCCGTCCTTCCAGACTTGATGCTCCTCCTGCCCCTGATGGCTATGCGTATCGCTGGATTCGCAGTGAAGTCAACGGATTTTCAGACAAACAGCATGTGTTTGGGAAATTGCGCGAAGGTTATGAACTCGTTCGAATCGAGGAAGTAGCCGAAGAATATCGCGATTTTCTTCCGACAGTTGATGACGGCAAGTATAAAGGCGTCGTTGCAGTTGGTGGCCTCATGCTGGCGAAGATTCCACTGGAAACCAAAGCGGAACGTAATGCGTATTATGAACAGCGGTCAAAAGAGCAGCTTCAAGCTATCGATAACGACATGATGAGGGAAAATGCGCATTCTTCAATGCGTATCAACAATCCCGAACGGGACTCACGTGTCTCTTTTAATGCTCCTCGCACTTAGGAAGAGCAATGACCCTAAATCTTTTGGAGATTTCTAATGGCTAACACAAACAAAGCCTTTGGTTTTCGTCCGGTAGGTCGACTTGGTAGCACAGTTGCGAACAACGGCAATACTTCTTACAGTATTGAGAGCAACTACGGCACCGCGATTTATCAGGGCGATTGCGTAACACTTGCTGGTGGTTATTTGACCATAGCTACGGCAGGCCCCATCGTGGGTGTGTTCGTGGGCTGTCAGTATACTGACCCGACCACCAAGAAAACCACGTTTAAAAACTACTACCCCGCTTCTGTCGTCGCATCGGACATCGTTGCTTTTGTGGTTGATGATCCTTCGGCTACTTTTGTTGTCCAGTGTTCGGGCATTGCAGCTGTTACGGCCCCCGGTCGTAATGCGGTTATTGTCACGTCCACAGCGGGAAGTGCCACCACGGGTATTTCCGGTCAACAAGTTGACGTGCCTGTTACGGGCAATGCCACCTATGCCATCAAGGTAATTGGTGTGTATAACGCTCCGGGCGACAATGACCTCACGTCAGCGTATGCTGAACTGGTCGTTAAGATTAATAACCACCTGTACAATTCCGGTACAGGCACTGCGGGGGTCTAATCATGGCAATTACACGTGCCCAGCTAGTAAAAGAACTCGAACCGGGACTTAATGCCCTGTTTGGCCTTGAATATAAACGCTACGAAAACGAGCATGAAGACATTTTCTCGATTGAATCGTCCGAACGGGCGTTTGAAGAAGAGGTGATGTTGACGGGCTTTGCGCAAGCTCCGACCAAGGCTGAAGGTGCCGGTGTTGCATACGACATGGCCAACGAGTCGTTCACTGCGCGATACACCCACCAAACGGTTGCACTGGCTTTCTCGATCACCGAAGAGGCGATTGAAGATAACCTGTATGACCGTCTGGCTGCGCGTTACACCAAAGCGCTTGCTCGTTCGATGGCTCACACCAAGCAGGTCAACGGTGCTGCGATCCTGAACAATGCGTTCACCAACTCTGCCGCTTATTACGGTGGTGACGGTGTGCCGTTGTGCTACAGCGCTCACCCGACCGCTTTGGGCCCCACCTTTTCGAATACTCCCAGCACCGCTGCTGACCTGAACGAGACTTCTCTCGAACAGGGCATCATCGACATCGCCGGGTTTACCGATGAGCGTGGCCTCAAAATTGCCGTGTTGGCGACCAAACTGATCGTTCCGAAAGAGAACCAATTTACCGCTGAACGCCTGATGAAGTCCACGCTGCGCACTGCGACGGCTGACAACGACATCAACGCGATCAAGTCGATGGGTCTGATTCCGGAAGGCTGGGTAGTCAACCACTATCTGACGGACACCGATTCTTGGTTCCTGATGACGGATGCTCCGAATGGCCTGAAGATGTTCCAACGTGCGGCGATTCGCACCGCGTTCGAAGGCGACTTCGATACCGGCAACGTGCGCTACAAGGCACGTGAGCGTTACAGCTTCGGCTGGTCTGACCCGCGTGGCATCTACGGCTCACCGGGCGCGTAAAGAAACAAGGGTGGATGGCAGACTGAAGAACTAGCCATTAAAAGACAGCTTAAAGCGTCCACCTGTTTTACCAATCTGGGAAATTTTACTTGCACAGACTGCCCCCAGCAGACATTGTAGAGACTGTGTAGGGCTGTGCTACAACACAAGGAGTTTTACCATGGCTTTTTCATCGTTTTCAGGTCCTCTCCGTTCCGGCACCGTTCGCCAAGGCACTGTTGCCAGTGGTATGAACACCGGCACTCCGATTCTTGCGCAAACCGCGACTGTCGGGTTTGCCGTAATGCTGACTTCTCCTGCCGCGCAAGCACTGTGCGTGATTCCGGCCGGCTCGAAGATCGTTCGTTTTGACATTGAAGTTGTAACCGCGATCAGCGGAAACAGCGTCAGTAACGTGGGTGTTACGCTTGGTAATGTTGGCACTGCCAACAAATACATGACCACGGTCAGCACCACCACTTCTGCTGTCAAAGTTGTGCAAGCAACGATTGATGCGGCGATGGTTGTTGCTCAGACCAACAACATTGGCACTAGCGACGTGACCATTTACGGCACGTTTACGGCTGCTACGGGCAACCCAACGGCTGGCTCCATGGTTGTGACGGTTGAATACATGCAACGTGCGCAAGACGGCTCAACCCAACCCGTTTAATTCACAGGGCCTCGGTGATCGAGGCCCTTCTTTGATGGGGGTAATATGAGCTTTCAATTTGATGTCAAGTCAGCACATCGGACGACTTCGGGTGCTGTTGTCGCAAATGGTCGCACACGCTTAAAAGGCGGTATTGTGTGCCCATCTGTTACGTCTACAGCGCACATGGTATTTGCCGAGAACACGCCTACCTTGGCGACTTATTCGCAAACCACTACGACCATTACGGTCACCATGGCAAACACGTTTGCTGCAGGCGATCGGGTCTGGCTGACAATTACTTCCGGCAGTGCAGTCTCTGCTGCGTATGCTGTTGTAACAGCCAGTTCCTCACAGTTTACGGTAACTGCCGCGTCCGCAACCAATTCTGGAAACGTGTCCGTGTATTCGTCGATACTGTTGGAAGTGGATACAACCAATGCAACGACGTTTTCGTTCATGTGTCCCGGGGATGGAATTCTGGCAGAATCCGGCCTGTATGTTGGTGTCCCAACATCTGTTACCGCAACCGCCTTTTACGGCTAAACCAAGGAGTCAAGAATGGACTATTCGATGAAAAACACCAATCGCCATAAGCTGATGGCGATGGGGTTGCCGTTTAAAGCGGCAAAGGGCGGTATGGCTTGTGCCCCCATGAAAAAAGCCAATGGCGGAAGTGCTACTGCTGACCGTCAAGGTCGTGCACTTCTTCCGGGCAAGCTGAAAAAAAATCTGCCGATGATTGCCCCGCAAAAAGCGTATGCCAAAGGCGGTTCGGTCAAGGCAACGGCGTATGACAAGATGCAAGACCAAGCCATGCAGCGTCATGAAAATGAGCCGATGGGCAAGGCACATGCGCGGAAAAAAGCCAAAGGCGGTATCATGGAGAAGAGTTCTGGTGAAAAATACGCCAGCAAAGCTGCCATGAAAAAGCATGAGGCCAAGGAAAGTCCCGCGATGGAAAAAGCAGAATCCAAAAAGCGTGGCGGCAGCATGACCCGTCGTTCGTTTTCCCGTTAATTGAAAGGAATTGATCATGGATAAAAAAGGCCATAAGCGCGGCGTTGGCGCGGCAGTCAAGGGTTTTGGTGCGGTGTTCTCGGAAAGCACGGAACAGGCAAAAAAACCAGAAAAAGTTGATGTCAATTTCTCCGCGCAAAAAGTGCACGGCACGATTGATATTCCGAAATCTGTTCGTATTCCGCAGCCGACCAGCTGGTAATGACAACGTCCGGGACAACCACGTTCAACATGGACGTGGACGAACTGATTATCGAAGCGTATGAGCGCTGCGGTTTGCAGGTTCGTGCAGGCTATGACATTAAAACGGCTCGTCGATCCTTGAACTTAATGTTCTTGGATTGGGCGAGTCGTGGCCTGAATCTCTGGACAATTGAACAACGGACGCTGCCGTTGACTGCTGGAACGTATGAGTATGATTTGCCTGATGACACGGTCAACGTGTTGGAAGCGGTCATTCGGTCTACGTCCAATGGTGTGCAAACCGATATTACGATCAATCGGTTTAGCCGTGCGGAGTGGATACACACGCCAGTGAAAGAAGCCACGCAGTCGCGGCCGGCGCAGTTTTACGTGGAACGGACGATCGTTCCAAAAGTGTATTTTTACCCAAATCCTGATTCGTCAACGACCTACACTTTTGTGTATTACGCGATTCGACGGATTGAAGATGCGGGGTCCTATACGGACACCACGGACATCAACTTTCGGTTTTTGCCGTGCTTGACTTCTGGGCTGGCTTACTACATCGCAATGAAACGTGCACCTGACCGCATTACGATGCTGAAACAGATATACGAAGAGGACTTCTTACGCGCAGCGCAGGAAGATCGAGACATAGCAAGCGTATATTTGGTTCCTGACAGGACGATGGCATAACATGTATGCGCAAGGAAAACGATCACTTGCGCTCTGTGACCGGTGTAACCAGCGGTTCTTTCTCAGTGACCTGAGGAAGGAATGGCAAGGGCTCAAAACATGTCCTTTTTGTTATGAGGCCAAGCATCCGCAGTTAGAACCGCGTCGCAACGTATCTGATGCCATTGCATTGCAAGAGCCACGGCCGCAGCCTAAAGAGCCGTTGGATGTGTTTGTAGGCGCTCCGGGCAACTCAGTGTTTTCTGCAACCGGGATGGTTCCTGATGCACAAAATGACTTGGTTTTGGCGCAGTGTGTGCTTAATTCAGTTACCGTGGTGATCACATGAACTATACCGAATTCACCGACAACATCAAAAGCTACATGGAGATTGATGCTACGGTTTTCACGCCGACGGTGTTGGGTAACTTCATCCTTGTCTCAGAGAATCGCATCATGCGTGATGTCGATTTGGATGCGTTCAAGGAGTATGACGTTGCCACGATAGGAACGACGCAGCCTAAAATCGCGGTGCCGTCTGGATTTCTGTTTGCGCGGTATGTGCAATACATTCCAACAAATGGAAACCGGGTATTCCTCGAGCAGCGGGACATTAGCTTTATGACGGAATACACGGCAAATACCGCCACAAGCTCTGCCACGCCAAAGTATTACGGCCTATGGGACCAATCCACGCTGTATATTGCGCCTGCATTGACGGGATCGTTGAATTACCAGTTGGAATTGGCTTACTTCCGGCGCACCGAACAGCTGTCGGCGACCAACCCCAATACGTGGCTCTCGGACAACGCTCCGGAGGTTTTGACGTATGCTGTGTTGGTGGAGGCGTATCTGTTCACCAAAGGTCCGCTGGACGTTCTGGCGCAGTTCCAGCAGCGGTATACGGATTCCGTGCAGAAGCTGGCCATGGAGCAACAGGGACGCGGACGCCGCGACGAGTTTCGGGATGGGATGCTCCGTGTTCCGTTGGTCTCGAATCCTCCGCCGTATGCGCGTGGGGCTTGATTTTTTTAACAGGAGAACGATATGGCAGGCTTAACACAGGCAATGGTCACCAGTTTCAAGGTGCAGCTTCTTACGGGTTCACACAACTTTACGACGTCGGCCTCCCCGGCTTACAAAATCGCGCTGTTTAAGGCTGGGGCAAGCATTGTGGGCACGTATGGTGCTTCAACAACCAGCTACAGCAGCATGACAGCGGACGAACTGGCCAACGGCAGTGGTTATACCACTGGCGGTGCGACTTTGGTCAACGTGACTCCGACCTCGAGTGGCACAACGGCGTATTTGGACTTCAACGATGCGAGTTGGACCACGGCGACGTTCACAACGCGTGGTGCGATGATTTATCAGGCATCGACCAATTACGCGGTGTGCATTCTGGACTTTGTGACTGACCAAGTGGTGTCCACTGGCACGTTTACGATTGTGTTCCCGACGGCCGGAGCAGGCACGGCAATTATTCAGATCGCATAGGTGAGTTAAGTGGCCGACGCTACTATTGCCTTTGACGGCTGGAACTCCGTTGTTGGATGGGGAGAACAGACGTGGGGTGAAGGTGTCTCCTTTGTTTCTGCCACAGGCTCCGTCAACAGCGTCACTGAGACGGTTGACGACAGCATCAGTGTGTCGGGCTTGGTTGGAACGGGATCGGTCAATAGCGTTGCGGTTCAGGTTGACGACAGCATCAGCGTGTCGGGATTGGTTGGGACGGGGTCGGTCAACAGCGTTGTGGTCCAAGTTGACGACAGCATCAGCGTGTCGGGATTGGTTGGGACGGGGTCGGTCAATAGCGTTGCGATTCAGGTAGGCGACGACATTAGCGTTTCGGGTGTAGTTGGAACGGGGTCGGTCAATAGCGTAGCTATCCAAGTCGATGACAGCATCAGTGTTTCAGGTCTGGTTGGAACTGGGTCGGTCAATAGTGTAGCGATTCAAGTTGACGACAGCATTAGCGTGTCGGGGTTGGTTGGAACTGGGTCGGTCAATAGCGTTGCAGTGCAGGTTGGTGACAGTATTGACGTGTCTGGAGTTTCGGCCACCGGGTCGGTCAACAGCGTTGCGGTGCAGGTTGACGATTCGATAGCGGTTTCTGGATTGGTTGGTACGGCGTCGATCAACAGTGTTTCAACGATTATCACCACGATAGTGAATGTCACGGGGGTCTCGGCCACTGGGTCGGTCAATAGCGTTGCAATTGAAATAGGTAAAGTTGTGACAGGGGTTTCTGCTACCGGGTCGGTGCATTCTGTATTGATTTGGACTCGGTCCCAAAACGTCTATAATCCGGTATGGAATGCGGACAGTGGCCTTTTGAGTCCGACATGGTCTGAAAACACTTCCACGCAGAGCCCTGTGTGGACAAAACTTGCTGCATAGGTGACAAATGGCTACTTACTCTACAAATCTTGCGTTGACCCTGATGGCGACGGGCGAACAGTCCAACACATGGGGTGACACGACCAATACAAACTTGGGCACTCTGCTGGAGCAGGCCATCAGTGGCTATGTAACGCAGGCCATCACGGACGGATCAAGTGCCAATACCACGATCACCATTCCAAATGGTGCCACGGGTGTAGCGCGGAACATGTTCATTGAGATGACGGGGGCGCTGACGTTTTCAACGACCAGCTTGATTGTCCCGGCGAACAAGAAGCTTTATTTCATCTACAACAACACCACGGGCGGCTTTGCCGTAACCGTTAAAGTGTCTGGTCAGACCGGCGTATCTGTGCCCAATGGCAAAAAGGTGGTTTTGGTGTCCAACGGCACGGACATTGTAAATGCTGAAAACTACATTGCGTCCTTGTCCGTAGGGGCGTTGACCAGTGGCCGTGTTCCTTATGCGGGGACTTCGGGTCTGCTGCAAGACTCTGCCAACCTGACTTTTAACGGCACGACGCTGACTGCAAACACAATCGGCGCATTCACCCTTGGCGGCACAGTAGCAGGTGGCGGCAATCAGCTTAATAACGTCATCATCGGCACGACAACTCCGCTGGCGGGTGCGTTTACGACGCTGAGTGCGACGGGGCAGATACGCAGCAGCGGGGCCATTTCCACAAATTCTGTTGGGCTTGCACTTGGATATAGCGGAGCAAATGTTTCGCTTATCGGCGCATGGGGGAGCAGCGGGGCTACTCGCGGAATCTTATCGTTTTATCTTTCAGACGTAGCTGGGACTGTCGGTAATGAGTACATGCGACTTAATGACACCGGCCTTGCTGTCACGGGAACGCTGAGTGCGACGGGTGTCTTATCGACAACTAACACTGCCGCCGGAGAATTAGCGTTTATAAAAACCACTAATGCAGATGGTGGATATTTAGCTTTTTATGGCAACACTTCTACGCGTAGCGGGTTTCTCGGGTCTGAACCTTCGGTTCGTGCTACTGGTAGTGTCAGCAATTTTGCAATTCGTTCTGGTGGAGATATAAATGTATGTGCTGGTAGCGGCGGCATTGTAGGTAATTTCTCCTCCACCGGCCTTGCTGTCACGGGAACGCTGACGGCGACTGGTCAAATAGGTTGCTCACACTCAACAGCAGATAGTGTCGCTGCTTATTTTTACAATTTGTCGTCAACTGGATACGGCCCGTTATTTCGTGGCGGTGGCGGAACAAGCAGGTATATCGGTCAATTTTTGAAATATGACGGATCGAATGCAATGATCCTCGACTCCTCCGGCAACTTGGGGGTGGGGACGAGTTCGCCAACAAGATTGTTACACATCTCTGGTGGAGCTTCTGCTACTTATTTCCAAATGAGCAACAATGCTTCAGGAAATACAGGTGCAAATGGCTTGCAAATTTTTCAAGATGGAGTTAATTGCGAGTTTATTAACCGTGAAGCTGGATATATGGCGTTTGATACCAGCAACACAGAGCGTATGCGTATCGACTCCTCCGGCAACTTGGGTCTGGGGGTTACGCCGAGTGCTTGGAATAGCAATATCAAAGCTATTCAAATTGGAAATAGCTCATCTTATTCTGGTTTTGTTGGTTCTGGAGTTGGTGTTTTTTACGGAAACAACTGGTATAGAGACAGTGTTGGATTTAAATATGTAACGGCAAGCCAATATGCAGGTCGTTTTGATTTTGATTACAGCACAACAGGGGCTTATGCTTGGAATATAGCACCTAATACCGGAACAGCGGGTGGCACAGCTACCTTCACCCAAGCAATGACCCTCGACTCCTCCGGCAGATTGCTGGTGGGCACAACTACAAGTTTAAATACTGCTACTTTTCAAGTAAGTGCAGGAAGTGGCGCATCATCTTCCCCGTATGCCGCTATTTTCAACACTGCAACTTCTCCAACATCTGCTGCATCTACCCGCTTTGACATGGGCTTTTTAAGTGGTGTAAGCAATTACGTTGCAACAAGTACAATACTTGGTCAAGTAAACTTTATGGGCCAAGCCAACGATGCTGGTTATGGCGGGGCTTACATAGTTGCTGAAGTTACTTCAGGCGGTAACGTAGGCAGGACTTCTGGTCATAGTGTAGACCTGAGATTTGGAACTAAGCCTTCTAATGGCTCAGGCGCAGTGGATGCTATGCGCCTCGACTCCTCCGGCAACTTG